GAAGTGAAACAAATTACATTACCTAAATCGTCAGCGTCCCTAAGTCTTATAAAAAGACTGAACCATTTATCTAATTCTTTTTTTAGTTTACTTATTGTTTTCAATCTTAATAAGTTTCTGTTTATCTATTTTTACCATTAATTCAATATCGTGTGTGCTTCCTTTTCTTTTCTTACGACCACCAAAATAAAATTCTCCTGATAAATCTTCTAGTCTTGCATACGCAATACAATCATCAAAAGCCCATATTATTGCTACAGGTTTTTTATTCTTAATCTGTTCCTTTTGACAATCTACTAACTTACGCATAGAAACGACTACAAAGTCTTTGTCTGCATAATTACTATGAACCCCTTTAACCTCAGCTTGTCCTATAAACTTAGTATCTTTTCTAAGTGTTGCATCAAGAAAAGCAAAGTCTTTATTTTCTACAAAGGTTAAATCAAATTCTTTACAGAATAGTCCAAGTGCTTGTGTTTGTCTATGCCTGTTTGTAGGCTTTTCAAATTTCATATGGTTCATAATTCTTCTTCAAACTTAGTACAAAAATATGCTTCAATTAAACAAGCTATAATTAGTATTAACCAAATGATTGTTAGTATCTTCATTTTAATAGTTTTTGTGATTGATAATAAGGTACGTCTTTTGGGTTCTGATTTAATGTATGGACTTTATAATAAGCATTGTCTACTCTTTCTTTTTTATGATGATACACCCATTTGTAAAAAGTTCTGATATTTAAAAAAGGTTCGGATTCACCAAATCTTACACCTAAATGAAAAGCATCTGTAACTTGGTTAAACGTCATATTTCCAAAACGCTTTTCAGTTATTAAATTTTCTGCAAAGATTTTACTTAGTGTTGCTAAAGTTTGTGGGTCAGTTTTGTGTCCTATTTCAACTGAGGTCTTTGCTAATAAATCTAATACCTTCAATTTTAATTCTTCTACTTTTTCTTGTTTTAATGGTTTCATAAATTATTTTTAGCGTCATTTAACATATCATCAATACTCTTGTAATCTCTTGGGATTTTCATTTCAACAGTTACGTGTCTGTAATCATCATCCCATTCATTTATTACTGTGAACTTAAATCCCTTTTTATTACAAAACTCTTTAGCACACGAAAATATACATTGAAGTGATGTTTTAATTTCTTTTATATCGTTATCTATTTTTTCTATCATAATTTCTTTTTTTTTAATTTATAATAATTTTTTAGCTTCTTGCCAAGAGTTAATTTGTGCGTCTAATTTAGACATTCCTTTTGGCTTATTGTAGTTTTTCTTTTCCCAAGTTCTAACAGCTGCTTTCCAATCCTTCATTTTGTTTTTGCCTACCATCCAACCTTTACTTTCATAGAAATCAATAAACGCTTCTGCATCTATGTTATTATTCCTTTCTAAACAATAATCTTTAACTTCAGAAAGTTTTGGCTTATTAAAGTATTTATTATGTATTGTTATTACTTTATTCTTATTAATAGTTGTGCATTTAGTTAAGGACAAGTTGTTAAGAAACTTCACAACTAGTTGTTCATTTATTTTAAAGAATTGTTTAGCAGGTACACCTCTACGTTTAGTTTCTATTATACCATATTTTCTAAGAGCCTTTAGACACTTTCTTTGCTGAAATGGTGTTAGTGTAGTATCTGCTTCAATATTAGCTTCAGTATTAAAGAACCAACCATCAGTCATTCCATTGGCTATAAAGTATTCTTCTTTACTAATTAGATCAGCTAACAAAATTGTTTCTTTTAATCCTAGCTGCTTGGCTAGACATTTGTTTACAACTAAGAAAGCTGAACTGCTAAGTAAGTGTTTCATAAAATTTGCATTTCGTATTTATAATCTCTAAGTGCAAACTTAATATTTTCTAACTGATTAGAAAAATCCATATAAGAAGTTATTATAATGATACTAACACGCCCTGATTTAACCATTATTTTGGCTTCAAGTTTAGGACTTTCTTTAACACCATTCTTTAACAGAAACTCTTTCATATAATACTTATCTACAAAGACCTTCTTACTTTGTTCTATCTGCGTGTAAGCCATATAAACTTTGTTAAATACTTCACGATACTTTTCCCAAGTATAATGACCCTGATGACATTTCTCATAATGATAAACAGAAGCTCTATGCCTATTTAAAACTTCTGCTATTATAGCGTGGTTAATTCCTTCTTCAGTTCTACCTATTACAGCAGCCACCATTCTAGGTATTTGAAGTTCTGTCTTCCTGCTTTTATAAGCAAGTGAACCTTTACGCAACCCCATTACAGTTGTAGTGAGGTTGCATATATGTATAAAGTTATCTTTTGCTGTCATTAGAAAGGCATCTCATTATTCTCATTAGGCTTCTTGTTTTCCATTACCCAATCAACAAATTCTTGTGCAACTTTTATAACATCTGAAGGACTGCAATTACCTTTACTACAATAATCTACTGCTGACTTTAAACTTGACTGCTTTACAATCATCTTCTGTACGTTATCAGGCTTTTGGTAAACTCCATTAGATGAACCACTTACAAAATCAGGCTTTTGGTAAACAGGTTTTACTTTAGGAAATTTACCATCTATAAATTCATAATCTGTTTCTTGGTCTGCTACAAATTTAGTTTGGTCTTGCGACTTTGAAGAATATTCTCCACAATCACCATTTTCAAATTCTACTTCAAATTTGTACATCATTCCAAATTTACCTTCCCACGTTCCATTATTTTGAACGCTTGTTACTTTACTTTTTTTAATCATTGTTTCATATTTAAAATTTGCTTACTCTTTAAGATTTTCAGCTTCCTCTATATTTTCTAATTCTTTTTCAAAACATTCATTACAAACGTCTTCATAATCAAAGAAGCAGTTTAATGTTTCGCCACAACAATTACAAGTAGGGTTTTCCCCACCCCAATTTATTGGATTATTAGGGTCGTCTGCTATATGCTTATCCATTGTAGTATTATTTTAGTTATTAAGATTACCAAAGCTACTGAAAAACAAGATACTATAAAAGTATCTAATATCTTTTCTTTAGTTGGTTTGATTGTACTAATAGCATATTCTCTTATACTATTTAGTTTAAAGAACCTAGCTACTTCACTTGCGTTAAGTATTTGTTCTTTTCTTGTGTTTCTACTAATTACTTTAAATTGTATCATTTTCATATTTTTAAATTAAACTTACGACAAAGATACAAAAGTTTTGAGTTATTAACGCTTTTATTTACAAAGTTATTAACAATTACTATGTTAATTAATAATGATTCTCTAAGCGATTTGAAGTGTTGTCTAGTATGTTACCCTTCAGAAGTTGTAAAAGTGCCTAAAACGGCTAAGGGGCATACCTATAAAGGCATTAAAAGATTGATTGGTAGAGTTCCGTTATTTAAAACGACAGCACAACCGATTGCAGGTTTCTTTCCGTATTTAGCGTATGCGAAACTATATTCAGAAAATTTTATACCTGAACCACATTGAGTTCCAAAAACTCTGAAGTTTTTACCTACATAATGTTCTGTATAACATTGAGTGTGTAAATGCCCCTGTACTGTGTTCATCATATCTGCACGACATTTAGTTCTAGCTGTACCACCTTCACCATGTATATATTGAACTTCATCTTGCTCAAAGCGTTCTACAAAATCCCAATTAGGAGTTCCCAGAACTTCTTTATAAGACTTAATCCATTTAGAAGGAATAGCTGAAGTCTGAGCTTTACGCATTATAATTCTATCGTGGTTTCCAATTATAACTGTTGCAATAGGAAAAGCATCACGCCACCTAGCCATTCTTTTTATAGCAAGTGCAAGTTCATCACCACCACTCATTCCGTCCACATTGGTTTCGTGATAGCTTGAATAGTGGTTATCTAAACAATCGCCAATTATTATGACCTCATTACAATTAAACTCTATATGTTTTTCAATACAAAAGTCTAAGTATTCATCTAAGCAAAAGGGTTCGTGTAAATCACCAATAACTAGAATGTTATTAGCTTCTGTGTTGTCATTGTCTCTATATTCTTTTATTAAATCCCATTCTGTGCGTGATATTCTAGGTCTATAAAAACTCAAATTATTTATTTTTAATTTTCTCTATTGACCTTCCTGCAAAGTATGCAGAAAAAACAACCATCAACAGAGTTTGATAAACAGGAACATAGACAGGGTTCATTTTAAACCCACCAACATTTCCATCAAAGAATGATATTGAAACAAATATCAATGTTAAAAATGCTAGTGTCAATGGTCTAATGTTTGCAGGTAACCAACCTGCTTTTGCATCTGCTTCCCATCTTCTTGTCACTTGTTCTTGTGCTGAACTTTCAGCTTGTTTCAAAACTTGCTTCAATTTAATCTTTAAAGTCTTGCGTTCTTCGTCAGTAGTAATAACATTATCAACAAGGTTATTAACATCAAGCGAGATATTTCCAAATAGTTTTCTTAATATATTCATAAAGAATTATATTCAATTAAAGGTCTATATTGCGTTTTGTTGTCAATATCTTTGTAAGCTATTAGCGTTTGCTTTCTATTGTCGCTAATCTTCCAACTAAGATGAATCCAATCTGGGTGTGTAGGATTTATATATTCAGTCGCATTTCCAAACTCTAAAATACATTGGTCATAATCTAAGTCTAAATCAATAAGTGCATTATATATAGCAAGGTTATCCATTTTCCCACGTTTGACATATTGAAGGTCAACGGCTTCATATCTACAATGTTGTGAATTAGAACTTGATCCTATTGCTTCTGAAAGTTGTGGAGACCTATAGCCACTCGTTATTCTAATAGAACCAACCTCATTCCTGAGTGGCTGTAAAAGTTCGGTGGCTAATAAGGTCAATTTCATTACACCCTCTTTTGAGGGGTCGTTATCTATTCCGAGTCGTAATGCGGTCGAAGAATATGTTAGCTCTTTTAATAAAAAGTTTTTAGATAATCTCATTCAAATTTAGCTAAGTATATTTTTTTTATTTCTTCCTGTATATCGTTTTTTGTTGCTTCAAGCTGCATCATTATATTCGCTTCAAATCTAACAACTTCTTGTTCCTTGTCAAATATAATAATTGTAGGCACAGATTTAATTTTGTGCTTTTCCTGTAATTCTGGATTGTGACAAATAACAACACTATCAACATCGCAGTCTTTTAAAACTGAAATATCAAAGTTGTTGTCTGCATTCCATTCACTATTAAAATGGATCACAGAAACTTGACTACAACATAAACCAATACAAAAAAAGAAAAATGCAATTAAAACAAGTAATATATAACTTAATCTCATAATCTAATTGTTCAGATTGTAAATTCTGTTGTCTATAGTATTCAATTTATCTTCTATTGCATCAAGTTTTTTGCTATTGCTCATAATGGTTGCACGAACCAATTCATCTTTTAATTCATATTCTGTTGCTGAAACCCAATTGCCCTTTTCTAGTGTTTTTCTATTTTCGTCTATATCAGCTTTTAATGTGAAGTATGTGCTTGAAACAGAAATCGCCATAGCAATCACTATACCAATAGTTTTTAAATCTAAAGTAAATTCCGCAGACTGATTTAATTTCATTTTTTACAAGCTTTACAGTCCGCAATTCCTTGACTAATCAAAAGTGCTAACGATATTAAAACAACGTTATTAATTTCTTGATCGTTAATACCGATTGAATCGCTAAAAAATAAAATAAATAAAGCACCTATTGCATAAAAAAACTTTTTAGAAGCAAAAGATGATTTTAGTGTGTTAAAAATTGTGTTTAAAATTTCCATATTATATAATTATTAAGTTAATTCCTAAGTTAATTGTGTAGTTTTCTCTGTCAAAATAGTTTAAGTATTCTAATTGAGAATATAATGAAAATGCTTTTGTTAGCTTCAAATTTCCTATCAGTCCAAAATCATAGTCATTAGTTTCTGATCCGTATTCGGTCAGTTTTTTATTTACGAAAAAATAGTTAGCATAAGCCAAAAGAAAGAACGTGTCTTTATGTAGATAATAAGAAACACCAACAACGCTAGAAAGCGTATATTGATTGCCCTGTTCATTTGACCAATCTTTATTATAATCAAAAAATGATGATTCAGAATAAAACCCCAATTCATCAATTGTAACATCAAAATCATTATAATTAGGAAAATCAATTTTAAAAGCATTTACACCATAAATGGGGTGATACCTTAGGACACCCCCCAAAGATGTCCTCAGGCCTCTAAAATCGTGCTTATAGCGTATGTCTATTGATTTATAGCTAAGATCAATGTAGCCATTGCTTGAAGATTCTATTTTTGTTGTTGTATTGTCTCCTAAATATCTAAGCCAGATTTTGTGATTGTCAAACTTAGTTCCACGATCTTTTATTTTTTCATATTCTAACAGGTATTCAAAGCCACTTAATGACGATCGAAATATGGTTGCATTTTCTTCTTTTCCATCATAAAAAAAACGCGGTTTATTTTCGAATTTATATCTGCTCAGTTTTTTAATGCCTATTTGAAAACGATAATTAGCACCATCATTATCGGTTGTGTTTATTAATCCCTCATTATAATCAAAGGTTTCTATTGGTGTCATTGTAGCATTTAACGACCCCCCGCCATAGATGGTGGCGTATTTATAGAATTGTCCGAAAGACAAAAGTGGTATGAGGAATAAATACTTTAACATCATATTGCAGGAAATACACTTACAGTCGCATAAACATCACAAGTCCAACCACCATTAAATGCACCATTTGACCACATTTTTAATGGCAAACTTTCAATGGTCGCGGTATTAGCACCCTTTATTGATGGAACACCACCGCTAAAAACATAAGAATTAGAAGTTCCGATAGCACCCATAAACCTACTTCCAAAGTCCCAATAATTAAGAATCTGCGAACTATCATATCCTATATATAAATTGTAATTAGAACTTTCTGTAGAGGCGGCATAAGCCGTAACAATAGTAACTGCAATAGGTAACA